TAGAGTAGACAGAAGCTAAAATAAATTAAAATGGCAAAAGAATTCAACCCACAGAAGTACGGAAAATTATGGTCAACAGTTGACTGTGAACTAATGACAGGAGCTAAAGCTAAAGTCCCAGCAGGAGATGCTAATCAACCATTGATTGGAACATTTACTATTGGAGGCAAAAGGTTTGAACTTACATTCTCAGAATCTAATAGAGTATTGGAAACAATGTTAGATATGCAGAATATGTATAAGAAAGCTCAAAGGTTAGGCATGCTAGATGCTGGGTCAGGAACATACAGAGGATAATATGATACTATCAGGAATAACAGGACTTGTATTAGGTTGTGGAATAACAATCTTATACTTAAAAAACAAATTCATTACAGTGAAGGCTTTGTTAGAAGACAAGCTTCTAATCAATGATATTTTGAAAAAAGAAATAAATTCATTAACTTGTTGTAAAGAAGATAATTCTAAGAAAGCTGCTTCAAAACCAAGACGCAGAACTTATAAGAAAAAATCAGATAAACAATAAATTACATGATATTTATAATTGAACGTTAGTAGTAATGTTAGCTACTCAATTGGACGCGGGTTCGACTCCCGCCATCTCCACAACAGACTATATTCATTTAGATATAATATAGGGGTTTTTGTTTAAACTATATTCATTAGGATATAATACGGGGATGACTTGGATATTGACATTGAGATAAGGATATTATGAAGTTCACACGCATAACAGGCGAACATGTTGAAATGGCAATGGCGGCTTAATAAAGTCCCCAGAACCAACGGTTGAAGAAGCACACCGTATAAGCTTCGGAGGAAGGAGGTAACAAAAAAATATTATGGACGAAGAACTAAACATAGAAGGAATGGAATTAGCATTTGAAAGCACATATAAACTTGTGACTGGCAAGATCAGTATAGAGAAAGTAGCCAAAGGAGGAGTAGGTGAGACATTTATATTGTATGACCCGTTTGATGTAAGTATACCGGAATTAAAAGATATACTGAATGACATCATAGACTATTATATAGAATCAGAAGAATATGAAAAATGTCAAGAGATAAAAAACATATTAGAATCTGGTACTGAAAATATTGTTAAGCTAATAGAATCAATAACTCTTCCAGATACTGAAGCGTCAGAAGCAATACAAAATATCAATGATACAAAGTCAGAAGGATTAAATTCTATAGATAACTTAATAAGTTTATTTAAACAATACAGAAGTAATTACGATCCAGATAAATTAGAAAAAGATCTTAAGGCTAAAAAATATATCCCTGAATATCTTTCTGATATAGAACTCTGGTCTTTAATGACTGATCAAGATAGAACTATATTTGAAGATGACTATAATCTTTTTTCAAAATGGACTGAGAAGTTAGGTGACGATAATAAAAAGTATTATTCAGAAAGGCTTATAAATAATCTACCGTTAATACCTGTAATACAAGAAGAGCTTTATAACGAAGGTGAATACACATACGATTATAATTCTCTAGTTGTTACTATGATTGGGGAGTTTATATGTATCAGCAATTACAGCAGGGATAAGATAGATAAGCTACAGAGAGTGCTTGAAGGTCTAGGTATAGTTGATTCTGAAATAAGAACAAAGATAAGCGAAGGTAAAGACAGTGAGACTGTATATACACTTGTATACTCTTCAAAACAACCACCAACAAAATAATGAATAAAACACTTCCATACCTAATAGCGTTAAGTGCACTGTCAGTTTCTGCATCAGCCGCATTCTATTCTGTATATGGTTTGAGTAAACTGTTTGCCGGTGCAAGCACTCAGATTATTATAATGGCTGGAGCGCTGGAAGTTTCTAAGTTAATAGTAGCATCATTGCTATATCAATATTGGGATACGTTAAATAAATTTCTAAGAACATATTTTGTTATAGCTACGTTTATTTTAATGATAATAACATCGGGTGGTATTTACGGTTTTCTATCAGGAGCATATCAAGAGACAGCTAATCAATCTCAATTTTTAGACAGACAAGTTGAACTTATAAAATCAAAGCAGACCAGATTTGAAGAACAAAGATCAGAGCTTAAAGAATCTATTGTTAAGTGGACAGATGCTCTGGCAAACCCCACTCAGATACAGTATGTTGATAAAGAGTCTGGTCAGTTAGTGACTACAACTTCATCGCGTCAAAGAAAGTTATTAGAAGGCCAGCTTGCAGAAGCAAAGTCAGAATACAATTCCGTTACCGACTCAATTACAAAATTAGATATACAGATACTTGATGAACAAATAGGAAACGAATCTTCAAGAGAACTAGGCCCATTAAAATACATGGCTAATCTAACTGGTGAGTCTATGGATAGCATAGTTAACTGGTTCATGTTACTTATTATATTTGTATTTGACCCGCTAGCAATTGCTATGGTTGTCACTGCCAACTTCGCTTTTACACGCACTAAAAAGATAGAAGAGCTCGAAGACTTAGGTATTGATGTATCTGGAATGAATAGACTAGAAAAACTTGAGGTTGTTAACTCTGAGGTTATCAAAGGTTTACGCAAAATCAAGGGGTTTGAGGACAAAATAAACTCTGTGTCGGGTATACTTAATAATATAAGAAACAAAGTAAAAGGTAAAAAACAATGACAGAAATAGTAAAATATATAGTTGAGTTTAGAAAAGGTACTAAGTGGAATCAAAATCCTGACCAAGAATATAGGTATATGGAATGCAAGCTTTGTGGTCAAATGGAACTGTCGTCTGAAGGATCTATATCTACAACATGCCATGATTGCGTGAGAGAAATGACCGATCCACCTGAGATAAGCACAAGAGGTAATACAGGCAAAGTATCAGGCTGGCATTTTATGAAAGAGTTCGTAGATAAAAATGGTAATGTATATCACAGAGGTGTAGAACAACCTCAGCTGAAAGGAAAACTCGAGCCTACTACAATCGAAAAGAAAAATAAGCTTTCCAAGAAAGAAAAGGAATGTTATAAGCAAGAGGCTGCAGTGAAGGTCTCTATATTAAAGAAGGAACTAAAAGGTCTGCGTTGGAAGAAGGATAAGAAATTAGTAACACAGCAGATAAAAAATTATTCAAAAATAATGAACGGTAAATTTACCGATACATTGGTTACAAAACTATTCAGCTAATTGTTTTCATAATTCATAAAGATTTGTTATATTAGTATATAATCAAAATTATTGGAGTAAACGCATGGCATTAGACAAACTAACATATCATAGAGCCCAGCCATCTAAAGAACCTCAAATTATTGAGTTCAAGATTAGTGACAATCTCACTATAAAAGAATATAAACGTACATGCAAGAGAATGGCATTAGCTCTAGGTTATTCTAACAAACTTGTAGACGAACACTTCGGTAAAGACATAGAAACCGGAAACCCTGCACAACTAAAACTATTATTTGACTAATATGAAAGATATACTATTTACCGCTGCTATCGCCAGCACGATGTTGCTGATGCTTTGTTTTCAACAAGACTCAGAAACTCAGATAAACAAAATGGAAATTGAGATTGAAAGATACGAATCAATTATAGATAGCTTACTAACGAAAGTTGATACCGTTGAAGTTATAGAAGAAGATGGTGTGAGATGGTATACATTAGATACTTTGGTAAGAGCTATTATGTTTATTGAAAGCAGCTATAACGATTCGGCATATCATGAAGGTGAAGACGCTGTAGGTTGTTTACAAATAAGACAATGTATGGTTAACGATGTGAACAGAATATTAAAGTATGATGCATATACATACGACGACAGATGGAACAGAACAAAATCAATTGAAATGTTAAGAATTTATTGTAAACATTACAGACTTACAACACCAGAGCAGATTGCTCGATGCTGGAATGGCGGACCTAGAGGTATAGATAAACCACAAACGGCTAATTATTGGAGTAAGGTAGAAACACAAATAAAGGAGAACTCATGAATTTAACAGAAGACATGTTATTAGATAATTGGAAAGATTTGATGAAAATCATTGATGACAATTTCAAAGATGACAGAAAAGAAAAATTAAAAGCTATGTACGAAAGCTTTCAAGAAAGAATGATGTTTTCACCAGCATCAGGGAACATAAATTACCACAACGCATTTATAGGTGGTTATGTTGAACACGTATTAAGAGTAGCTAGGTGTGCTGAACAGACTTATATGCTTTGGAAATCGATGGGCTCATCAATGGAAGGTTATACTAAAGAAGAGTTGATGTTCGCTGCGCTAAATCACGATCTAGGAAAATACGGTGACTTAAAAAACGATTTATACGTACCTAACCCAAGTGAATGGCATAGAAAAAACCAAGGGTCGCTTTGGAATCTCAACCCTGAGCTGAATTGGATGCCGGTACAGCATAGAAGCTTATGGTTATTACAACATCACGGTATCAAGGTATCTGAAAACGAAATGATTGCCATAATGGTACATGATGGGTTATACGACGAATCTAATACTCAATATTACAAACATTACAATGCTGATAGAAATTTCAAGACTAATATGCCATTGGTATTACACCAGGCAGATTTAATGGCTTCGAAAATAGAAGGTGAGATAAATAAAGTAAGCGGTGAAGTAAAAAAGGCATCAACTTCAACTTACAAGAAGAAAACTTTAGATACAGCAACAGCAAGTAAATCCGTCAACGATATATTCAGTGGATTATTTCAGGAGTCTAAATAATGGAGTGGATAGTAATTACACTTTCAATACTCCTAACGGTTTGCGCATTTATAATAGTAAATCTTTTAAGAAAGTATGATAAGTTAGAAGAGACAGTGTTGAATTTAGACGACACCATCCAGCACATCAGAGCAAGAACTATAGATGCTTTAAGTCAGATGAGGGTTATAGACTCAAAGGGAGGGTTTGAATCTGATGATGAAATAGGTGTTATATTCAAGTCAATAAAAGATATAATTTCAGAATTAAAAAATGATATTGAGGAAAGCAATGATTAGTCCTGTAGATAAATTTTATGAAAATATAGAAAGATACCAACAGGAATTTGAAGACTATATGAACAATAAAAGTAAGAGAGGTAGAAAGAGAAAGAATAAGATGTACTTTACACCTGTTGCTGAGAAAGCTATTGTTGCATATAACGAAGAGAAAAATCAAGTTAAAAGAAATAGAGTATACTCTCAACATATACACTATCCTGTTTGGAAGTTGGCTCAAAACATAATAAATAGATTTAAGTTTCCTTACATGAATGGAACAACTGAAGACAAGCAGTATGAAGTTATAGGATTCTTATTACAGAAGCTTCCTAAATATACTGAAGAGAAAGGTAGAGCTTTTTCTTATTTTAGTATAGTTGCAAAGAACTATTGTATTCAGACTAATAACAAAGCATATAAACTACTTAAATCAAAAACTGATCTATTGGCAGTCGATAAGCAGAGAGACACTGTCAACGAAGAAATACATAGTGAAAGACAACGGTCGCTTAAAGAATTTACGGATATGTTTATAGAAGCTTATGACATAAAAGTTGAAAGTATATTTTCTAAGAATGCTGATGTCAAGATCGCATACGCTGTTATGGAATTATTTAGACGTAGAGAAAATATAGAGAAGTATAATAAAAAAGCTTTATATGTTTTGATAAGAGAAATGACAGATGAAAAAACTCAGGATATTTCCAGAGTAGTAAACATAATAAAAAAAGACTTCAAAGAGAAGTATAAAAAATATGAGCAATCGGCTCATTAAAATATAGCGCGCGCTATTATAAAAACAAAAAAAAGAAGAATAAAATATGAAAAATTTAATTTTAACAATTGCTTTAATAGTTGCAACGATAGTTGGAACTCAAGCACAAACAAAAGGTGACTGGTACGTAGGTACTGGTGACATTAGTAATGTATCATGGACAGCATACGCACTTAGCCCAACTGTAGGATATGGAATTATGGACAACTTAATGGTTGGACTTTCTGTATCTCAATTGGACTCAACAGCTGATATGTCTTATGATTTACACGCAAGATATTTTGTAAAAGGATATTTTGTATACGCTGCAACAAGTGGACTAGATACAGAGTCGTTAAGTATTGGTTTAGGTAAAATGTTTACTATACATAAAGGTGTGTACGTAGACCCAAAAATAGTTTACAACACAGAAGCAAAAACAACGAATCTTACTTTAGGATTTGGTCTAAAATTTTAATTAACTAAACGAAGTTGCGCGCTTGGCAATAATGCCCAAACAACAACAAAGAAAAGGAAGAGAAAATTATGGATTCAGTAATCAAATATGTAAATGGATTTTTCGGTGGATTATTATCAGTGATGATGACAATTTTACCAGTAACAATCTTATGGACTGTCTTAACAGGCGGAACTGTATTTGGAATGGACGTAATTGCTAACTTAACCTCTCTTGTAAACTCACTAGGACAAGGTGGATTTGCAGGGTTGGTAGTATTAGTAATTGTAGGGTCATTCTTTATTAAGAAGTAAATTACAATCGTTATATTTAAAGAAACCTGGGGCATAAGCTCCAGGTTTTTTGTTTTGTATATTTATATATAAATAGGAGAAAGATAATGGCAATAAGTGAAGATCATATATTTGAAGGTAAATCTTTTGAAAGTTTACTCCAAGATATATACAACAATTCCACAAAGAAAGAAAAACAGATAAACGAATTGATACTACAGCTGCAGCCCATGATAAAGAATATGGGTGATGCAACAATATTAGTACCGATAATAAAAGAGTACTTGGAAGTCAGTGTAAAGAATGATGAGCATTTGATAAAGATGGCTGCAATTGTACAGAGGGCAATGGGAAGACCTGAGAGTGAAAACTCAACAGGATTACTTACTGAAGATGAGAAGAAGCAATTATTAAGTTCAGTCCAGGATTTAGAGGACAATAAATAATGGGTTTTGGAGATAAAGGAAGTTCGGCTAAGTTTACTAATGCTAATGCAGCTAGTAATCCCCCAGTAGCATCGGGTGAAGTTGTAGATGTCGTAATGAATCCAGACCATCAATGGTATAAGACAGATACACCAGGTGCAGACTTGGGATATGTAAAAGTAAAGCTATTAGGTGAGCAGGTAGACTATGCTCTTGCAGACGAGATACAAGGACACTGGATACCTCCTTTAAATAAAAACATAACATCATATCCACTCAAAGGTGAAGTTGTAGTTTTATTAAGAGCAGCAACTTTAGGCGCAATGATAAACCCAAAAGATACAGGTTACTATTGGCTGTCAGTTGTTAATATGTGGGGTGACATAAACTCTAATGCTGTGCCTAATATAGCATTCAATCCAAAAAACTTTGTCAATGACACATTGGGAGAAACATTTGTAGAAAAAGAGGTAGCTCCACTACAGCATTATGAAGGCGATACAGTAATGCAAGGTAGATTTGATAATAGTATTAGACTTGGCGCAACTGCAGTTGCAGGTAAGCCAGAGAACACATGGTCGGTAGGTGGTACAGACGGAGATCCTATAATGATCATATCAAATGGCCATGCTGATACGGGTGATTCTCATATAGAAGATATAAACGAAAACGACTCAACTATAATGCTAACAAAGACTCAGAAGATAGATCTTATACCTGCAAACGCTATAGCTGATGAGACAGTACCAGTACCTTCAGGAGGACCTTCACCTATGGTCGCTGTAGGTGAATATACAGGTACTTCACAAGTAATAATAAACTCAGACAGACTTGTATTCAATTCCAAGACTGAAAATATAATACTTTCAGCTAAAAAAGAAATCGGTCTTTCAACTGCATCATGGAAGTTAAACGTAAGTGCACTTGCTGATATTGTTTTAGAGATGTTAACAAATTTAGAGATGGAGACACACCCTACAGCTTGTGGTATGTCAGCTCCACCAGTGCAGGCAGCTGTATACGGAATGTTGAAGGCTCAAATGGAAGCGATGCAACAATAATGCCTTTTTTAGTACCTATATTTCAAATGAACATGGCAAAATACTTTGATTCGGAAAGTATGCTATACTCACCAGCATCTGGAGATATTTCAGAGGTAGCATCTCCAGGAACTGCAAAAGGTTGGTCTGAATCTATGAAGCTTGCATCAGCAGCAATATTCCCACCATCTGTAACTATAGCTGCAGCTGAAGGGGCTATGTACGGGATGCTCGCTGGCTGGAGTACTAGCAATGATTCAGCAGGGGATATGCTAGTAGCGTCAATAGATGTTTTTTATGCCACTTTGGCTTTAGGGATGCTGCCACTACATGCTGCAGTACCGCCAATGCAAGCTCCAATAGCAGCTCAATTCTCAGCAGGTATGGACGGACTAGGCCATACTGACTGGGCCCAAAATGTTGGTAACTCAATAGCCACTTGGGTACAATCTGGGACATGGGTAAATATACCATCAGGTGCCGCAGGCCCTTGGGTGTAAAAACGTATTTTTTATATATTTATATATAAAGTAATGGAGTACATATATGACAAAGAAAGAATTAGTAAAACTCATTAAACAGGTTGTTAGGCTTGAAATAAAATCAGCTGTTCAAAACGAAATGAACGAGGCACTTAATATGTTGGAGCAAAAAAAGCCAGTGTTGAAAAGAAGAAAACCAAGCGCAGGAAAAAACTATACAAGTAATTCTATGTTGAATGAAATACTTAACGAGACAAGAGCTTCGACTGAATTCGAACCTTATCCTGAAGTTTCAGTAGATAGTTTAAGAAGTAAATTCTCCTCAATGCAAGGAGGCGGGGTTACACAACATACAGATATGAATAACAGACCAGTTGATGTTCAAGCTTTGCCAGATGGTTTAGATAAAGCATTGACAAGAGATTATTCAGAATTAGTGAAAAGATTTAAGTAATGAGAAAAAGACCTATATATAAATTTAATCCTTTAGATTTTGAAAGAGACATTGCAATAGGTCTTACTCTACCTCTTACTAACGATTCTAGTGCTGAGCGTAGGTACAGCTATGAAACAAAGATGTCGGCACCTTTACCTCATAATACAAGTGTTAAAGGTCAGAACAGTGGAGGTTTTAAACAGTCTTATACTACAATCGATCAGACTAAATCAAATTTAATAAACTTAGTACTAACAAACAGAGGTGAGAGACCAATGCACCCTGAATTCGGATGTGACATTTTCAAGACTTTGTTTGAAAACAATACTAAAGTTGTTAGAGAGGATTTAGAAAAACTTATAAAAAAACAAGTATCGGTATGGCTTCCTTATGTAGATCTTAAAAGCGTACTGGTTAATTTTACGCAAGCAAATGAAAATAGAATGAACATAAAAATCGATTGGTCTTTATTCAAAGGTAACACTATGGATATGCAGTCAATCGCACTAGATATAGGTGAATTATAATGGCTAACGATTGTAACATAGATAAAAAACAAACAAAAGATATAAAGTATCTTAATAAAGATTTTGGAAGATTTAGAAGCGACTTAGTTAATTACGCTAAATCATATTTTCCTGAAACATACAACGACTTCAATGAGTCTTCTCCAGGGATGATGTTTATAGAAATGGCATCATACGTAGGTGATGTTTTATCATACTATGTAGACGACCAGCTTAAAGAAAGCTTGTTGATGCATGCTGAAGAAAGAGATAATGTTGTAGACTTAGCAAGAGCTCTAGGATATTCCGTAAAGCCCTCAGTACCTTCATTAGCAGAATTATCAGTATATCAAGTAGTGCCAGCAATTGGAGCAGGTAGTTCTGGAAGACCTGATATGTCTTATGCAATGGAAGTAGCCGAAGGTATGGTAGTCACAAGCGGCGATCACGAATTCATAACTCAAGATACAGTAAACTTTAATTCAAGTAGTTCTAGAAACCCAACAGAAACATCTGTATATCAAATTGACAATGTATCAGGTGAACCAACTTACTATTTGCTGAAAAAAGATGTAAGTGCTATGAGTGGAAAGTTAGAGACTGAGACTTTTGAATTTACAACACCAAAGAAATTTGATAAACTATCATTAAGCTTAGACAACGTAGTTTCAGTACTGTCAGTAAAAGATTCTGACGGTAATAATTGGAGTGAAGTAGAATATCTTGCACAAGACAATATATTTGAAGATGTAATAAATAACTGGACATCAGACCCTGCAATGGCTGTATATAACTATGACGCTCCGTATATTCTTAAATTAAGAAGAACTGGCCGTAGATTTACAACACATGTTAAAGCTGATAATATAACTCAGCTGTGGTTTGGTTCTGGAATCTCAACTCAACCGGACGAACTTATAGTTCCTAGTCCTAGTAATGTTGGAATGGCATTGCCTTATGGTAACACAGCTCAGAATTTTATAAACGGAAGCAGTTATATCGATGTTGCGTTTGATCCTGTAAATACAATGTTTACTAGACAATATGGGGAGGCACCTAGAGATACAACGCTTACTGTAAAGTATATTGCTGGTGGCGGTATAGGTTCTAACGTAGCTGCAAGAAAAATTGACACAATAATAGAATCTTCAGCATGGTTAGACGAAGATGGATTAAACGCAGGTACTTTAGATACAGTAAAGAAATCGCTAGCTGTTATAAACATAAGACCAGCAGTAGGAGGTCGATCGGCAGAGACAACAGATGATATTAAACAGAACGCTCTTGGACATTTTGCCTCACAGAACAGAGCTGTAACTAGAGAAGATTATATTGCAAGAATCTATGCAATGCCCGCTAAATACGGATCAGTTGCAAAAGCTTATCTAGATAAAGATGAACAATACTGGATGCAGACTGTAGGTACACACGAGATAAAAAATCCATTAGCATTAAACTTATATACAGCTACTTATGATGACAATAAAAACTATGTACCTTTAACACCTTTAGCTAAAGAGAATATGCAGACATATCTTTCTCAATATAGAATGTTAACGGATGCAATAAATATAAAAGATGCATGGATAATAAACATAGGCGTAGACTTTGGTATTTTACCAAGACCTGGCTTTCAAAACAAGGATGTATTGTTAAGATGTGTTAAAAAACTAAGATGTATATTTGATCCGGATAACTGGTCTATAAACGAACCTATAGTATTGCCAAATATAGCTACAGAGCTAGATAAAGTGGAAGGTGTGCAGACAGTTAAGAGTTTAAGAATATTTAACCTATTTGATATTGCATCTGGATATAGTGGAAACATATATGATATAAAGGGAGCGACAAGAGATGGAGTTGTATATCCTTCGCAAGATCCATGTCTGTTTGAAGTTAAAAATTTAGATACCGATATTAAAGGTAGAATCGTAGGATATTAAAAATGATATATTCAATAACAGCATCAGCTGACACAACATTATACGAAAAAGTGAAAGAAGGCCCATTCTCTTCGAGCATGAATGCAGGCATAGATGAGATACTGGAAATAAATAAAGACATGTCAGGGTCATTAGGTGCAGGTCCCTTCAATTCTAGATTTATAGTAAAGTTTGATATACCTCTTACTATGTACTCTGGGTCTGATACTGTAAACACATTTAAAAATCCTGACGGTACTAAGTTTTCACCACCAACAACGTTCGTAAGAATATATTCAGCAAATAAAGATGAAAGCCTGGCTTTGGATGACAAGTTAGAGATTAAAGCAGTATCACAATCATGGAATGTGGGTATTGGTAGAGTAGGCAATAAACCTCTTGTAACAGAAGGTGCTAGTTGGAGCTATCCAGTAAAGTATGGTCAGTCACTATGGGAAAACAATCTTGGCATAAACCAACCTGGTTGTTCAACACATTCTATAGCAGCCAACCCTGCCATATTCGCTAGTTACACTTCTGCAAGTGGAGCTAACTTAGATATAAGACAAGATGTTTCTTATTGGACTACTAAAATGACAATGTCTTCAGGTGTTAACGGTTTAGATCATATAAAAAACAATGGCTTTTTAATAAAAAGGCCAGACGCAATAGAAGCCGATGTAAACAAACAGGGCAGTTTTAAATATTACTCTACAGAGACGCATACAATATATCAGCCTCGTTTAGAATTCTGCTGGGATGATTCTAAGTTTGTAACCACTGGTCTATCTGAACTATCAACAGATGACCCTTCATCTATATTTATGTATCTAAAAAACAACAGAGCAGATTACAAATTAGGCGAAAAAGCTAAGTTCAGAATTATAGGTAGAGAAAAATATCCTGCAAAGACATATGGGAATACCTCAGCAGAGCTGAAGGTTAAGTATATGCCCTCTGGTTCAGCATTCTATTCAGTTAAAGACCTTAGGACAGGAGAAACTGTAATACCTTATGACGATACCTTTACTAAAATCAGCTGTGATTCAAATGGTAACTACTTTGAAGTTTTTACATCAAATCTATCACCTGAAAGATATTACCAGATAGAAATAAAGCTTAAAGCAAAAGGAAGTACGACAGATATAATTGGTTACTATCCAATTAAAGATATATTCAAGGTGACTAGATAATGGGAAATGTAGAAAGACAAGCTGCGGCACGTAAAGCATATTATGCTAAAAAAAATATACAAAAAGCTCTTCCCGAAATAGAGTTTGTAAAGACACCAGAAAGACAGATACAAGTAAAGGTTAAAAAGATAAGTCCTATAAAATCTGCAACAAGTATAAAGTCTTCTGATCTGTATTCCGATGCCAACTTTGAACTTAGGGATCAGTTCGAATTTGACATAGACAAAGAAAACGAAAGAAGCGAAACTGGTATAGTAGTATCGAGAGAGGGTATAGATAACTGGAAACTAGAGCTAGCTTCTGCAAGATTTATATTTGATAGAGACACATCTGAAGCATACACTGATACTGAATTCAAAGAGCTATTTAAGAAGAAGGATCCGAATTACGGCTTACCTATTGTAGATCAATTTGAATATGAAAACGTAACATATCACGAAGCAGATGAGTTTAAGCGAGGGGCTAGAAAGCTAGCATATAATATAGGAGAAACACATGTATTATCTAGCTGGGCAAACGGAATAATAGTTTTTGTTGCAAACGCATATAACTATGAGGATGCAAAAGGCCGTAAAAACAGAGACAAGATGAATTATACTTGGTACTTCTCTGCAGATACAAAGCGTAATTTCAACACAGATGTACAGAATAAAATAGTTGGAAAAGGAAGAAAGCTTTTGTTAGACAACGTGCAGAGATTTACAACAGGTAGATATTATTGCGAAATATCAAATGATAAAGGTGTAACTAGAACTATGCCTCACTATGTTAATGTATACCGAGACGGAAGGATCGTGGAGCTTACTGGTGGTGCTGAAAACAATATACCGCTTGGAAGATTTGAATGGGCCCCTATAAAAACAACTGCCGACTTTGATAAAAAACATCCAAAGCTAAGACCATATAAAGATTATATATTAGAAGAAGAGACTTGGGTTCCTATGCAATATAATTCTCAAGCAAACGCATATGAAAGAGCTGATCTTGCTAGCCCTGACAAAACACCTGGAAAAACACCTTGGAATACTAACGAAAAAATAAAGTGGGTGAAGGAAAACTCCATGAAAGGAAATACTATAGATCCAGGGTATGGTAGAAAGATGGGATATTGGAAATACAGTGTCGGTTCAATTGTATACTGGTCTGATTCTGACGGTATAGTATCATTCTTCAACGTTCAAAAATATTACAGGCATAGGGAAGAGATGGGCTACAAAAAAGATTTTTCTCAAGTAGAAGTATTCAACAAGAAGCAAAATAATCCTTACTATTTGAAAAACGATAATATAGCACAATACAGAGGATAAGGAATGGATAGAATTGAAAGGTACGACATAAAACACTTACAGAATATCCCTTCTAAAAAGATATTTACAAACTTTGGCGAAGGAGATATTGATTTAGTAGAGCTACATGTATACGGCGGTAAGACATTGTTATCTTCGGATTATGATGTAGACGGTTTTGTAATAGACAAATATATAAGCAAAGGCCGAAAGAGAAAAAGACCTAGAATAGAGCTTGACATACACAATGATATACGTCAGCTAGGTTTCTCATCAGGTTTATATAAAGTACACTACAATTTCTTTAGAGATATACTAGGTTCGTGGAACACAAATAATGGACTGCACGTATCTGAAATATCTCCATCAAGAACTGAGGTTAGAATAAAAACTACTTCTCAAGACGAAGAGTTTATAAGAAAGTTTGAAGAACTACAGGAAAAAAACGTAGATGATTTTGTAGATGAAGGCTGGCAGGATTTATTAGCTAACTTTGGTAACAATACTGTTGTACTTATAACAAACTGGCAAGATGATGGTGAAGACGGTATACTGTTAAAGTTATATGAGCCTTTACCTAAAGATGTATTATTAAAAGAGCAACTTTGGATTGTTAAAGAGGTTATAACTTCACACACAGAAGTAATAAAGCTCATACCAGCAGAAAGACAGAAAGAAGGTAGCGAGATAGCTGGCCCTAACTTCTCAGTAGATATATCCAAAGGTGCAGGTGGTGCCACAGGATGGGAAACTTGGGATTCTTTGTTGGGAACAAATGCAGTAGCGAAACAGAAGTTAATGAACAAGTTTACTTCTGGATCAGCAGGAGAGTCTGCACATCTAAACATAGATTATAACGACTTCAGCAAATTTGTACATTTTAGCTCTGCCAAAGAAAGACTTGAGAATTTCAAATATAAATTAGGGTTAGTAGAACATTATAATACTCAGATAGCTTCATTAGACGCAATGACAAATGCGGGTGTATATGTTGATAAGAATAGATCAAATTACAGTATAAAGAAGGAAGAGGTTGTTCAGGGGTTTGATGGATATGAAAGTTATTTATACTTTGAGTCGTCTTCATACTCTTCTACATCAAATGGAGTAAGACACGAGAGAACTTGGCCCAAGACAGGGACAGTACAGCCTTACACAAATAGACCAGTAGCTGATTCTATATCAGTTGCATGGTTCGCATCTCAATCGAATGTAGCATTAGACTATGATGTACATAATCCACACAATTTAGAAAATACAATACCGTTTCATATAAGGGAAGCAGGAGACGGTGATGACAACGCAAATTATTTACTATTTGTAAATATGATAGCTCATCACTTTGACACTGTATACAATTATATAGATGGGACAATGCAGATACACAAAAGGAGTAACCCTCTTTACGAAGATCTCTCAAAAGACTTAGTATACAATGTGCTGTCTTCTTTTGGATTCGAATCATATCAAGGTTTTCAATTTACAGATCTTTGGGAATATTCATTTGGCCAAAACATGGATGGTACTAACGCAAACACTCAACCTACTTTTTCAATAGTAACACCAGGCTCCAGTATAGCTGCTCAATTATCTAACGGTATGCCCACAACTGGATCAGTACAATATGTTACATCTTCTGTGTCTCAAGGTGATGCTTTAACATCAAGGGAAGATCTTTCAAGAGAAACTTGGAAACGTATGCTTAATAATCTTCCTTATCTGCTTAAAACAAAGGGAGGTGAAAGAGGTATTCGTGCACTTACAACTACTTATGGTCTACCTCCTACACTATTGAGAATATTTGAATACGGCGGCCCTAAAAAGGCAAAGAAAACAGATTCTTATGCTGCATACGATAAATTCTCATATGCTTTAGAATTTGGTGAGGCTGGCAGCGCTGGCTCAAACTTACATATCAAATGGCCAGATTTAACCCCACTCCACCCAATGCAGCCAGACAATGTTGAAGACAGAAGTCCTGATGCACTTGAGTTTCGATTCAATACTAATACAATAACGACTCAATCTTTATATATTTCGAATTTTCAAAGCTCTGGCCAAATGTACAACCAATTGAGTATAGTCCCACATCCAAACGCTTTAAAACCTACTTCTGGTTTTTCAAAATATGGCAAGTTGCTATATACATCTAGAGAAAACACAGCAGCAAACAACTATGCTAACCAAGTTTCTGGTAGTACTGATTGGCTTCCTTTATATGACAACGACTGGTGGTCAGTTATGGTATCAAGGGCAAATGTAAAGCGGCCATCTGCAGCTACTATGACTGGCGCTCAAAGAATAATAGTTACTGTTGCAAAATCTCCTGATCACTCAAAAGCAAGAATAACACACACAAGTTCTGTAGCTATATCTATTGCTGCAGAGGAAGCAGGGTGGCAAGCACCTAACGACATAGACTTTGGAACTAAATATACACTAAACTGCCCGCTGCAGGCAGGTACACAAACACCATTCACAGGTTCGCTGCAGGAAATAAGAACATGGTATATACCAGGTAACCAGGATGCATTTGATAACTGGAACCCAAGTCACATAAGTCACAATATGACAAGTAGCGACCCTGCACCCTTTTGGAATCATGTACGGGCCCCACTTTCCATAGAAGGTAACAGCGCAACGTCTTCATTTGCTCAGCTTTCCCAGAGATATTCATTAGGTGTAGATCTAAACCGAGCAGGCGCAAATCAATTCAACGATGGCTCATGGCACAGTGGAAATGTAGTGCTATCATCTTCAGCACAGCAAGCAAATCATAGATGGGTAGGTCCAAATATAGGCGAAGCTATAAATACATTGCATCATGGCGGGACACCTTGGTGGGAACAGCATCTTACAAATGCTACAGCGTCTGGATTCTCAGGTAACTTATTTAACGACTGGTCAACACAAGAAGAAAGACATTATACAGCAATGCCTGACTTGGTTAGCACTAGAGCAATAAGCGATAAGATAAGAATAGAAAGCTCTACACTACTAGGTAGATTAAATGATAGAAGAAAAGTTGAAAGGTCACAGTTTGATTCAGCTCCGTTGGATTCTAATAGACTTGGTGTATATTTTGCACCTCACTTTGAAATAGACTTAGATATAGCTCATGAACTAGGTGGTGCTGACTTTCATAATTACGTAGGTAACCCATTAGATTATAGAGATGATGAATACAAGAGACTTAGGTTTCTTAGAAATCATTATTGGAAGAAGCATACAAATCCATACAATTTCTTTGAATATTTGAAAATATTAAGGTATATAGACCACACTCTGTTTAAACAGATAGAGCACCTTGTACCTGCAAGAGCAAACGCACAAATAGGATTACTTGTAAAAGGTAACTTACTAGAAAAACCAAAGGTTGCAAACTTACAAGAGTCAGTAGAAGAAAATCACTACGAAGGAACTTTAGACTTCAGCAACTACAAAACAACTGCAAACACAGGTGTGCTAGGAGGTGAATATCATAAGTGGCTTAACCCTAAAAACAACAAATGGGAAATAGGCGATGCGTTACAATCACATACAGGTTATCTTTCTGGCTCAGAACAATCAGCTGGAGAGTTAGAGATATCTATAGATACTAGAAAGCACTTCGGACAAGATTTAGATGTTGACGGTTCAAGATATTACTGGGATAACATGGTTTGGTATAAACAGTTTAGCGTTAATGGTTCGGGAATCACTGTTCCAGGAACATACGAAAACAACCCATCAGCCAGTGTAATACAAGGTGGGGCAAGTTACGAAAATGCTGGAGACTTTTTACTAAATGTAGGTGCTGCAGAAGCAAAAGGACATTTTTTCCTTAAAACAAACCTTGAGCATACTCACCACCCACTTCCATCATTATCATCTGTTAATTTCAAAACAAGCGCTTCGGCATTTGACCACCCTAGTTATGGACACAGCCAGAGATCAACTCAAGTTGCTAAGTTTAACGACAGAGGTAATATAAAGTATTATCACCATCAGAAACACTCAAGAACAGCAATGGAATACGAATACCATTACTTCGCAGTTAAAAACAATATGCAGAATAGTGCGTCTACTGGTGGAAAGCATTCATCTGTTTATATGAGTGGATATCCAGGATCTGCCCTATCAAATGGTTTTTATAGATCAGGTATCAGACCTGTAAGTAAGAGCTTGAAAATAGCAGAACATCAAGACTATAAGCTTAATGCAACTAATAATATACTATACGGTGGCTGCAAACTCGTAGGTTCAGACTTTAACATGCCTGTAACCTCAACTGTAGATGGCGGCCCTGTTGTAGAATTTACAGATACAAATCCTAATCAGCTTGTAATTTCTTCACCATCAGCTGGAGCTGGATCTATACAAGCAGTAAACACAACAAGAAACATAGGATAAAAATAAAAGAACTATATATTTATATATAATAAAAAAGATTTGGAGTAAACAAATATGGGATATTTAGATAAAACAACAATAACAGTCGATGCGATTCTTACCAAAAAAGGTAGGGAGTTGCTAGCTAAAGGAAGTGAGTTTTTTAACATAACTCAATTTGCATTAGCAGATGACGAAGTAGACTACGGTTTATGGGATGTGAACCACCAGCTAGGTACTAATTATTATGGGCAAGCTATTGAAGCTATGCCGTTAGTAGAAGCAGTACCTAACGAAAACTATGTTATGAAACATAAGTTAGTTACATTACCTAAAAACATTTCAAGAATGCCAACTGTAACTGTAGGTATTACTGATATAACATTAACATACGGTGGCGATAAGGCACCTATAACGCCTAACACTGCAAACTTTGCAAACGGCAACAAGACTTACGGATACACTGCAATATTAGCTAACTCAGATGCATGTTATCTTAATGTAGCTCCAGGCGGTAGAGTAAACACTTCAGGTGCACCAACAACAGCAGACTATATAGGCGACACAGGAAATTCTGTGACATCAATAGGTACAAGATTTGAAATAGTTGCAAAACCTCAACCAACTGCAGACGTAACAACTACATTAACTTTAATTGGAAACGAAACAGGTGGTTATATTACTATTAACATCACTGTTAAGAAGGAAGCTACTGCGACTAACTTAGTTGAAGATTACTACTTCGAACAATAACAGGGAATAAAAAATGGCACACTCAAAATCACCACGTTTTAACAGAGAAGGCGCACTATCTAGGAATTACTCGACGAGAGTAGGTAGAAGCGACCGAAGAATATCAAGGCCTTATAGAAGACCAATTACACCACTATTTACTAGATTTGAAGGCGGGGATATAGTAGAAAATGCTCAGGCAGATGTTATAACATCAGCAATGTGGAGTAACAACGACGGCGAAATGAAAATGGGGGATAACGAGTTATTCACATCATCAGTCCAAGACGCAGCATCAGGAGTATATTATAAAGAATTCTATAGAGATAACCCACAACTTACAGCATCAGCTGAACCTCAGTTTGCAATAGCGTACGGCCATTATCATGGTTCTGGTTCAGCACCTATAAGTCAATATGCTAGTGCTGGTAAGACACCTACAAAGACTATATACTCTCAATATGCAAATTTACTTTTGTCAGCAGGTGATGAGCAGTTTACTATAGGCTCGGTAAACGAAACATCTTCTATTTTCATAAATGTAAATAGACAAAGATTTAAAGAAAGAATAGATCCAGGAAATTGGGCTATTACAATTTCAAGTTCCAATATACATAAAGGACATTCACCAAATCCAACTGTAGGTTCTAACATAACACTTACAGACGACAGCTCTGCAAATCAAGCAACAAAAGGAGACTTTGGTGCACTTTACAAAGTAGTTTCTGGATCAATAGGTATCACAACAGACACTGGAGCGATAATACCAAGTTCACCTCAATACGGATGGTTTTATCCAGATATGGGTGTGATAATGTTATCACCTAGACTTTTAAGTCAAGATATAGATGAGACAAATTACTGCTGGTGTCCTGGACAAGGTGGTAATATAGGTGCGTCAAATGCAAATGCTACATTAAACCAAGTTGTAGGTTTCTTCACATCATCAAACACAACAGTACCGCAAGGACAGGTATCTAATTCGTTTGCTGCTCGTAGTTCTGAAAGAGTGTTTGCAACACATTACTTCTGTAGGTTAAAAAATGCTGAATATAACTTCTCAAATAATCCTACGTTTACTTCTGGATCTCAAGGGACATTTTCACACCCTTCAATGTATAAAGATCCTAAAGTATACATTACTACTGTTGGAATGTACAACGATAAAAACGAATTGTTAGCAACTGCAAAGTTAAGCAAGCCGTTGTTAAAATCATTTACACGAGAAGCACTGATCCGAATTAAATTAGAGTTCTAAAAATAGGAGTATAACATGTCTGGTATATTTAAGAAGTTTCGAAAGGACGATATACAATTTACTCCGTTCGAGGCACATAAAGAATATAAGTTTACCATTTCTAATTATACTGGTAGTTATTACGAAAAGCACTACGAACAGTATAAGATAATTGACCATTGGCAAACATCATCTCAACATAACCCTCAGGATATACGAATAGTATCTCTGAGCGTGTTTGCTTATGATACAGTGTTCGACGATACTCAGTTTCTTGCAAGCGAAATGGGTTCTTATTTACAAGTTGTAACACCATCACTCCTGGGG